TTATCAAAAACTAGCGTATTGGCACGAGCATTGCCTTTCATATTGACACGCCTTAGAATATCTGTTATAAGTGTTCTATTCTGTGTATCAGATAAGTCATAAGCATAGTTAGGAAATTTGTCGAAATAACTCATTATTTGATAACCTTCTTTAACCATAGATACAGAGCATAACACGCAAACAGATATATTGTTGCGACCCCTACATCTAATATATGTTCTCTCATGTGATAAATGAACTCGATACCTGCTTGTACATCACCCATACTGGTACCTTCATTTACATTCACTACTTTTGTGCCTTCAAAATTTTCAATAGTCTGTTCCATTAGAAGCCTTCTGCGATTTTCTCTTTTGTCATGATTTCTGTTTCTGTAAATGATAGTGTCATGTTAATTTCACTTGGTGGAGGTGCGAAACCACCTGGTACTTTTATAGGTTGTAAAAACTGTGTTTCACCACCTGGTCCATAATTCACATCTAATTTGTTCAATACACATGATGAAGCAAATGGTATCCACGCATTTTCTACGCCACCAAACATAAATTGTAAATCAAACTCACTCGGAAATATTAAATGTCTACCTATGTTTTGACCTGGTGTTCTTTCTGGTAACATATGAAACTTAAATAACTTGATTATTGCGTCAACTGTTCTAAACTCATCTTCATTTTTTGGTGTAAATCTAAAATTAAAATTAAAATTACGCAAGTCAACACCTGTAAAGATAGCCTCTAACGCAGGATTGATTGCTTTACCTAATATTTTTCTTGTTGCACCTTCTACATCTGCACCTGATAAAAACCCAGCAACTTTAGTGGTCAAACCTACAGCCAAAGCGTCTGCGATTGTGTCTCTTACTGCGGCACCTGTGCCTGCAGCTTTCAATGTAGATACTAATTGGTCAATACTTGACACGCCAGCCAAGTCTGGTGCAAGAACACCTGCCATGCCTAACTCGCTGTTTTTATAATTAGCGGTATATTCTGCTTTTAAACCATTTGGCATGTATAAAGCAATCGTGTCTTTTGTTCGTTTTAGTCTACCACTCTTACGCAAGCCACCACTTATACTTTTTGATAAACTATCATCTTGTCTTTTAAATATATTAGCAATACTATCATCATCTTGTCTTCTTACCACACCAGGACTAAATTCTAAATTTGCTTTGTCAACTGTTTTTGTTACTTTTCTTTCAAACACTCGACCTGCAGGACCTTGCTCTTTAATTGTTTCTTCTACTTCTTGTGGACCATGATATTTTGAATTAGTGCGTTCAAAAATATGAAACAACATATAGTGGCCATATTCCTCTGTGGTACCAACGTCTAAAGGATAACGTAATGAGCCATATGAATATTCGTTCTCATTAGATTTATCAAAAGGATCTGAATTACTGAACTCTTTTGCTCTACTATTACGAATAGGTGCTGATGATGATACAGTAGCAGTTTTATTTAAAACGCCACCTACTAGTTTGTTTATTAATCTATCTGCAATACTTGCCATAAGACTATTTATGTGTTATAGTGGAGGAATCGTTGACCAATGTTTGAGTATATCCTCTGTAATGATTTGAAACCCATATCCTTTTCTGTCGCAATATTTCTTACATGCTTTCCACTTTGCGTCATTGATAACATATTGCTCTGCATTATACTTCCATGTTTTAGTCTTGCGTTTTGGCACAGTAGGTGGTACAGTATGTTTCTTTGGTTTAATTTCCCATACAGTTTCTACAATCTCACCTTTGTTGTTTCTGTATCGTAACCAACAATCTGGAAAGTATCGACTTATTCTATTCGTAAGTGGATGACGATATGGTACAAACATTTCTTCACTTGCCCATTTGAGTATTGATGGATTGTTGTCAAGATACTTAAATACAGTTAGTTCCCAAGAACTACGATATATAATGTTGGTAGGGTCACCCTTGTATTTTGATGGATTCTTAGGTCTAAACTTACCTTGTACCAGGATTCTATTAGACATTCTTTTTATCTTTCTCATTCTAATTATTTAGATAAATAGTTGGATGGCAAGTATATTTGATACAATCAGACAAGCGGCAGGTGATAGAGATTTATCTATCAATTGGTATAAGAAAAAGGTAGCAGACTTATCAAACAGAATATCTGCAGCTCGTCTTATGCGTGATAATAAATTAAAGAAAGCACCTACATTTAATAAGTTACACTTCTTTAGATATGATCCTAAACTCAAAGCAACATTGCCATACTATGATACATTTCCACTTGTCATGCCAATACAATCAGCAAAAGGTGGTTTCTTAGGTATTAACTTTCATTACTTACCAATACCATTGAGAATGAGATTACTAGAGACGCTAGACAAAAGAGGTTTTAGAGGTGATTATAGCAAACTTAAAAATATTAGAGAAGTTAAACCAACAATCAAACACTATCTACGAAGACAATTCGTTAGTGGTTTTTTAGAACTGGAAGAGGATGATTATGCGCCTGCAATCTTTATGCCAGTAGCACAATTTAGAAAAGCAAGTGCAAGTCAAGTATGGCGTGATAGTAGGAGAAAGATATAATGGCTAAACTAGGTGACCCAACAGATTTTAGTTATCGTGTCAACAAAGTAATCAAAGTTGTTGACGGTGATACAATAGACGTAATGTTAGATTTAGGATTTGACATCATGTATAAAAGTAGAGTAAGACTATTTGGTATTGATACGCCAGAAAGTAGAACAAGTGATAAGACTGAAAAGAAATATGGTCTTATGTCTAAAAAGTTTTTACAAGATGAATTAAAGAATGCTAAAAAGATTTCTATTAAGACTTACAAAGGTGAAGAAACTGGTAAGTTTGGTAGAATACTAGGTGATGTATTTGTTGACGGTAAATCTGTCAATTTAAAATTATGTAAAGCACATCATGCTGTACAATACTACGGTCAAAACAAAAGTCTAGTAGAAAAAGCACATATGAAGAATAGAGAAAAATTAAACAATTATAATAGTAGGTTATCAGGTTAAGACATGGCAATATTTAGAGGCGGCAAAAGAGTAGGACCCTTTGATATAAGAATAGGTTTACCTAGAGGTAGAGAGTATGACAACATACCTGGTGATCCTAGACTAAAACAAAGAGCAAATCCAGAAACAACACTTAATCGTTTTAGGTCTGCAATAGCCAAAGCTGAGGGTGTGGCACGTAATACTCGTTTTCTAGTAAATATAAATCTACCTAAAAATGACGTACTAACACAAGCATTACAAGATAGAGAAATCGCAACCTCTAGTGTAGTACAAGAAGGTGCAGGACCTGCTGGTATGAGAACTAGCAACAAAACATCTAAACTACAATATGAAAAAGATTTAGGACAACAAATAACTTTGATGTGTACTAATATTACTATGCCTGCAAGAACATTTACAACAGCACCATATCGTATTGCAGGTGCGCCATATAAGTACCCAACAAGTGTACAATACAGCGATGTAACTGCAACGTTCATTGGTGATAAGTTTTTAAGATTAAGACAGTTTTTTGAAGTTTGGCAATCTACCATGTATGACAACCTAAATGGTATGTTTAATTTTTATGACAATTATGTGAGTAACATAGACATATTTCAATTAGGTCAATTTGAAAGTTTAAATGATAGAGATAGCGTAACATATGGTGTAAGAATGAGAGAGTGTTTTCCATCAGTAATTGGTGATGTGCAATATGATAGTGGTGGTAACAATCAATATGTTGCAATTAATGTAACATTCTCATATAGAGATTGGTTAAACTTTGATTTAGATATTGACAGCACAGGTAAGGTAGGTGGACTATCTTCTGGTGTTGTAAAACCTGGTGGTGGATTCTTATCTGGATTCCCACCTGAATTAAGAAGAACAGGAAGAAACGTAATAAATCAATTAAGACGTTCTATTCCAATTGGTAAAGTATTTGGTGGTAAGGTATTTCCACCATTTACATTTTAGTATATAAAGGAGATAAATTATGGCATTGCCTATATTAAATACACAAACATTTGAGTTGAACATTCCTTCAACAGATGAAAAAATAAAGTATCGTCCTTTTCTCGTTAAAGAAGAAAAGATATTACTTCAAGCACAAGAAGGTTCTGGTGATGAAGTAACAGACGCAATACTACAAATAGTTGATAACTGTACATTTGGTAAAATAAATGTAGACCAGTTACCATCATTTGATATTGAATATATCTTTTTAAAGATACGTTCTAAATCAGTAGGTGAGAAAGTTAAATTAAACTTATCATTTCCTGGTGATGAAAAAACAAAAGTACAAACAGAGGTTGATTTGTCTAAAATAATAGTAGAGATGGATGATGACCATACTAACCAAATTAGTTTAACTGATAATGTTAGTGTTATCATGAGATACCCTACTGTTAAGACGTTTCAAGGTATGGACTTGACAAAATTTACTGCTGATGACACAATTGCTTTAACTGCAAATTGTATTCATCAAATAGTAGATGGTGTTGAAACATATGAAGCAAGAGATTTAAGTAAGAAAGAAATAAATGATTTTCTAGAAAACTTAACACAAGCACAATTTACTGCTATACAAAAATTTTTTGCTAGTATGCCAAAACTAACTCATGATGTAAAACTAACACACCCTAAAACTAAAAAGAAGGGTACTGTTAAATTACAAGGTCTTCGAAGTTTTTTTTAATATGCCTCTCGCATATAAACCTCGAAACCTTTTATGATTTGAATTTTAGAATGATACAGTTACACCATTGGTCGTTAACTGAAATTGAGAATATGTTGCCTTATGAGCGTGAGGTTTATTTGACTTTACTAAATGAACATGTAAAGCAAGAAAACGAAAAAATGAGAGAGGCGCAAAGTAGAAGGAGATAACATGGCTGACGAACCAGTTACAAAAACAGTAGATCCAGAAGTGGCAGCGAAAGATGTCAATGGTGATGGACACATCTCAAAGGATGAGATGGCTTTAGATATGGAATTTAAACGTAAGAGACTAGAAGACGAAGACGCAATGCGTGACGCTCAACGTAAGATGACTTGGTTTGCATTAGCAGGTCTTTTACTATATCCTATCGCAATTGTTATTGCTACTGTTGCAGGTTTAAATACAGCAAGTGAAATACTTGGTGATATGGCACCTACATACTTTGTTGCTGTTGCAGGTATTGTTGCAGCCTTCTTTGGTTCACAGGCACTAAAAAAGAAATAATAAACTATGGCTGATTTTAAAGACGTAATTATTAGACTACAAGAGAATAGAAACTCTAACGTTGAGGCAATTGAAACTCAAACGTCAGCGTTATCTGAAACTATTGTATCTACAGCAAAAACACAAAATAGGTCTTTTGGTCAGTCTCTAGCATTACAATTTAAAAGAAATACTGGTGAACTATCTGAATTAAAATCTATATTCACAGACCAAGTAGAGTTTGCTGAAGAACAAGCAGACAATCAACAAGCAATGCTTGATGAGGCAAAACGTAACGCCGCACAAACAGGTGGTGAAGGTGCCGCAGCTGCAAACGCAATAACAGACGCCGCAGAAAAATCAGATAAGAAAACCAAAGGTCTCTTTGGTGGACTTATGGCTGGTCTTGGTGGTATGGTTGGTGGCGTTGGTCTTGGTGGTGGTGCTTTACTCGCAGGTGCAGGTATATTACTTGGTGGTGGTGCAATGTTACTCGACAAGTTGATGGACTTGGACGGTAAAAAAGTAAGAGCAAATGTAAAAGAATTAGTATCAATAAAAGATGACTTTGATGGATTAGGTGATTTCTTAGCAACAGGAGGTACATTTTTTGTTGCAATGACTGCCATAGGAGCAGGTCTTGCCGCACTATCAATAGGTACTGGTGTTGCTGTCGCTGTCGATAAGTTTTCAGGTGATGGTGAATTTGCTAAAAACATAGTAGAAAATGTAAAAACCTTATTAAGTATTAAAGATGAGTTAGGTGGAAGTAATATTGGTTTACTAACTGATGGTGTGACATTTGGTGCAGCCATGACTGG